ATTCTTTAATAAATCTACCATAGATAAAGAACGTCCTGTTGTATTGTTTCTAACTACACCAATATAAGATAAGCCTGTACTTCCAGCATCATCTACTGACCTTACTTGATTTGGTCTACGCTGTGCTCTTACTAAAACTCTACCACCAATCTTAGTTGCTTCCCATATATCATCTACATACCTTGTTTCAACTGTTTCGTTTTTTCTAGGCTTATAATCATCAGCAACTAATTTTTTAAATGGTCTGCTTGGGTCATACTTATTTTCAGATATTTTAAATTTTAAAGCTCTAACTGATTTCCATTCACAAGATATAACTCTAATTCTGTTCTCTGAATCTTCATACATATTAATCCAGTCTATATTGGAATTATAATTAGCTAGCTGGTCATGACTATAAATACGTGACATTTCTGCAATTATATTAACGTCTTCTTCAGTAAGCTCATCTCTATACTCATCTATAATTTCATTTAGTGATAACCATCTTTCTTCTCCAATCCAAGATGCATCATCTAAATAATCAGAGTTTACACCAATATCATATACTATGGCTCTTGGGTCTATTCTTCTTACTTGCGGGTCTCTATCAAGTATATCAACTTTAAAAAATTCTTTACCTGTTACTAATAAATCTCTAAATCCTTCTTTAAATAAATCTTTATAATTATATCTATTTACTAAATATTCTAATCCATCTTGAGCTGTTTCCTCTACCATTTCCTTATAGTTATATCTCATATATAAATCTATATCTTCAGGCAGAGGTAAGCCATCACCATCCATTTCTATTTTGAAACCTTCTTTTTCTTCAAACTCTGCATGAATTCTTTCCAAAATATTACGCATTATGAGCCCTACTTTTTTATCTTCTTTTCTTAATACAGCTTCTTTATTAACTGTAGTAACTTTTAAATCAGTTGGTCTTCTTAATTCTTCACCAACTAATAAATCTATTTTTGGTTGTATAATAGGATAGTTTACAAGTCTAGCTGGATATGCCATACCGTATTGCTCAGTAATATATTTAAAATCATCAGCGTGTAAATTACCATTATATATATTATAATTAGTAATATCCGCATGTCTGTTATTCTTAAATGATGCGTTTTGATAAGACATATAACCAACTATTGCGTTGATTACTGCATCACACCATTCATCTGTTTTTTCGTTTTCCTTAAGAACCATTGAAGGAAATCCACTTACTTTACTGTATGCCATAATTTTATATTTTTACAGGTATACCCCTGCTGTTCAATTTGTAATAATTAAATCCTATATCTGCAACCTCTTCTTCTTTTTTACTTGCCTGCATTCTGTAGTTGTCTATATTGTGAATTAAACAAATACCAAAAGCCATAGCCCTATCTGTATTTCTTAATCCATAGTTTGCTAGTTCATCTATTAAATCTAAGAACCATATATCGTCTGCATGCTCCCTTATATAATCATCTATTAAATCTTCTAATAATGATTTTACCTGCTTATTCATATGTACACCGTACCTGTTTCTAGTTTTAGTTCCAGGGTTGTGTGCTGATTCAGGTTTTTCTTTTAAAAATCTTAAACCATTTCTTCTTTTAAAATAATCTAAAATACCTATCTTTGTATATTCAACCAGCATTTTACAATTAAAGTAAGCTGCTAGTTTTAAACATCCTTCCCAAAAGTCCTCTTTCTTTTCTGGTCTGTCGGTATACTCGGCTACAACATAGTCACCTGGAGTATCGGCATCTAAAAATCTTCTATATATTATAGCACTACCTAAAGATTCAGAAGCTCCTGCACTATCTTGGTCATATGAATCAATACCACCTATATCTAAATTTTTGTACTCAGGCTTTGGATGTTCAAGTATTTTATATGGTCCATCTGGATTTGGAATCCATTTTACTTCCCATTCGTTTTCTTCATTATAAGTCCAGCTGAGGTTACCCGATTGTATTTGACTTCTATAATCTTTACTAGACAATATTCTTGAACGCTGTGCGTTTAATAAAGAAATATCAAATCTTGAAGTTTTAGTGTTTAAGAATGCTTCTTGTACTGTAAGAGGATAGTTTTGTATATGTAGATTAAAAGCTTCTCTATCTCCAGATTTTTCTATGTTTTCTCTTTCTTCTTTTAAAACATTCAATGCCCCATCAACATCTTCTTGTCCATTTTTTATATTAAAGAATCCGTAGTAAGCTCTACTAGCTGGTATAAACATAGGAATTAGATTGTAAGCATCTGATTCGTAATACATATCCATAAAATCTTTTGAAGCTTTAGATATATCACCACCTGTACCTCCAACTACTGGTACACCAAATTGTATGTTACCATCCATAAAACAAGCCTTTGAAGACATGTATGCATTTTTTAAATGTTTAAATTCTCCAGCTTCTTCAAATACCATTAAAGATACACGTTCTCCTTTAAACACTTCTGGATTATCCATTGTTCTACATATTATAGTAGATTGATAACCTCCTACTTCCCATTTACCGTCTGAGTTTTTTTGCTTATACCCTGAACGTAATATACCATCAGTATCTTTTATCAGACTGTGTTTAAAATTAGAATGTATACTATTCAAACCTTTTTTAGTTTTATCAAAGAACGCATCTGCTGTCATTTGCAAACCAGCAGCTATACCTACATCATTAAAAGGAAAGAAAGTAAACTCATGAGCAAGCATGCCTGAGTTCATATAAGAGAACCCCTTATCCCTTGCTTTTATTACAATCATCCCCTTGCCATCTTTCTTACAAGTTTCAAACAGGTTAAAGTATTCGTGGTCCATACTTCTGTACCAAGGTGATATTAAAGTTTTTCTTGAGCTTTTGTTTCCATCGTTACCTAATATCTTATAATAGTTTAAATAGAAATAATACTTGCCAGATATTTTATCCATACCTTTTGGCTTATATCCATTTATACACCTATCTAATTCTTTTTCCCAGTATTCTTGATACGCTACAGAATCTTGATTTAGATTAGGATGTCCATTATTGATAACAGGCCTGTATTTTTGTGGGTCAACTTTTGCTCTACCCATATCTTAACCTTTTTACCTTAAACTGTTCTTCCCTTTTAGCTAACTTACTGTGATATTCCATTTCTATATCAACATTATGTTTATCTATTGCAAGTCTATTATACTGCCTAGCCTTGTCTAGATTACCCTGCTTATAAAAAAAACTATACCTAGATTTTAAATAGGTAAGTTTATATTGCTCCTCAGACACTAACTTAATTGTGGTCTATATCCTCCAGCTGCACCACTTACGTAATTAACTTTACAACCTGTATTGCAATCCCATTTACGTAAAGACTTATTAATTCTAGAATCTGGGTCACGTGCTGTCTTAGCTGAAGTTAATTTTTTCTTCATACCTTTCATTCTCGCACAAAAAGATTTACGTCTTGCAGATGTTTTGCTTTTTGTAGGAGCTTTTAAGGTTCCGCCTTTGTAGCTACGTCTTCCTTTTTCATTAAGTCCACCAGAAGGGCTTTTCCCTTCTTTTCTTTGCCATGCTGGAGTAGAAGACATTAGTCGTGCTGATTTAGAAATTTACCACCCATGCCGTAAGTTAACTTTTCTCTCTTTAATATTTGAGGAACAGTTTGTCCAGCAGCAGCACTATAGTTCATACCACCACCCATGCCATATTTAGTTTTCATTCCATACATGCCTTTTTTCATTTTTCCGCCATACATGAAATCTTTATCAGCATCCATTTTACCACCCATAGCCATATAGCCCATGTTATTTCTAACATCAGTAGGTAACTTAGCTAGTCCAGGCTGCTTTGCTGCGTTCACTTTCTTTAGTTTACCGCCACCAGGATACATCTTTTTTTTCTTCTGTTTCATTTTTTATTATTTAATCATGTTGTTTATAAAATTTACCACCTTCCCCATATCTACTCACTCTCCCTTTTTTCTTTTTCTCTCTGGCTGCCGCTCTTTTTTCACCTGGCGATAACTCAGACCATGTCTTAGGAGTGTCCTTAGATATTTTTTTTGTAGGCCTAAAAGTGTTTTCACCTTTCTTATAGTCTTTTTCACCTGAAGGAGTTCTCCAGTCTTCTTTAAACCATCTCTTAAGCCTAAGCCCCGCTTTTGTTTTTCTAACTGCCATTAATCGTGTTGTGCAATTCCTTTACCGCATTTATCTACTGGGTAGCAAAATCTACCACCAGCTTTCATTTTCATTCCTTCAGCACCTTTTTTCTTACTTTTGTTACCCCAGTTGGCTGCTCCAACCTTTCTACATTTAGCCATAGCACCACTTCTGTATGCTGAGGTCTTTGGTCCATATCTACTTACTACTTTGTGATAACACGCATCTTTTGGCATAATATTTTATTTAGTTACTTCTAATTGTTCTTTTTTATTTTCCAAGAAAGACAATCCCTTGTCCCCTTGAATCTTTTGTCTTTGCCCCCTTCTTTCTATTGCGTCTAGTAATGATTGTCTTGTTTTTAAAATTTTTTCAATTCCTATCATTATCTTTTGAAGACTCTCAGCGCTGTCCT